TGGCTGACTATTTTGTTAATAGGCATTCATATCTTTCCAAAGTTGTCTTCCTTGTGGAAGAAAACTCCAAAAAGGGTAATCTGGGTCGCAGATCCAGAGCCTGAGGTAGAGAAGAGAACGCATCTAAGGAGATGGAACCTAGGAGACTCCATCTATAGAAAATCGTCTTCTTCAATACAGATATCACCTTCTCGTCGAAGGCAGAACAGATTTGTCTCAACTCATCAGAATCAAAACTCTCTGTTGAGGAATGAACAACTTTGTTCAATCTCTCTCTTAGGCCCATCAGGGAACCTAAGACTGCTTCTTCAGGGCGATAGAAAGATAATGTTCTCTCAACCATCTTTGTCAGTGAATCACCTGGCAAAGAGAAGTTAAGACCGATAGGGAGAAGAAGATTCTTCACACTATCAAACACCACTTTCTGCCTTGAAGTAAGAAGGCAACGGCTTTTGGGTCCTATCAGTTTACACAAATCGAGAAAATTGTCATCAGACATTCTTCTCCATTTCATCTGGGGAATTACCCTAGATGGAGTGATCACCTTACCAGTAAACTCAGAAAGTTTATTGGAAGATAAAGACTTGTCATAGCTGATAGGGCACTTCAATTCAGAAAGGGTTAAGATGTACTTATCCTTCAACTCATCGTTGAGAATAATAACATCATCTCCTACAATAAAGAAGTCATGGTGCCAACCATGATTTAGATAATGTAAGAGTAACCCATGGGTTAAGGTAAATAAAGCGAAACTTGGGAATAACCCAAGAGGCTGACCTTTCACCCATTTTACATTTCCAAGAATGGAAGACCAATTACCACGAGATACCTGCTCAAACAAACTAATATAGTTCCACTGATCTTGTGGAAGAATTGCCCGAAGGCAAGTCAACTGCAAATCCAGAGGGAACCTATCAGTTGCTGAGGATAGGTCAATCGAGTGGGCGGTCAAACCATTTTGAAGATGGTTCTGAATATGAGGTATTGCTTTGGATTGATCGAAAGTACAATCCCAAGGTAAAGCTTGCACAATTCCATACAAACTGTTACCTAGTGGACGAAGAACTTCCTGAAGAATCCGGAAAGGAGAAGCTACAGAACGTAACTTTCCACCGGGCTCTTGTAAGAAGTGAACTTCACCACAGATTAGGTTAGTTGGAATAGAAGGTACCCCTAAGGACAATAGTCTCCGATAGTTTCGGGAACTAACCTTAAGGAATTTTAACCTTTGGAGTCCTTGAAGAAGGGGAGTAAATAACTCCTCAAATTCAGAGAAAAGTTTAATTCCACAATCCATATTGAAAATCAACAGGTCATCTAAGACCTTTGAGGATTGGGGAACTGACTGTCTCCCGAAAAGGCGTGGTGCCTTTTTGGAAGGACTACCTGTGTAAGCAACTAAGGGCTGGACCTCCGAAGAAATCCTATGCGGACCAACAACATCTCGGGAGGAGTTAAAAACTCCTAAGAGAATATGGTCAGGAGACACAAAATCTGGATCATCACCAATTGCAGAAAGAAACTTTTCCTTCTGTTCTTCGGTGAGTGAAGGAAGAATATAGAAGCTGTAGGCCATAAAGGCCTGAACAGCCAGGGCGAAAGTTTTCTCGGATTTGTCGGACCATCTAAAGATGGAACCGATAACCCCGGAAATATCGCCTTTCCTATTTCTTCGAATCCAGGTCAAGGGCTCAAGACCAGCTCTCCTTCTTATCAGGTCAATCTTGAGACTTTTCAGTCTCTTGATAACCCAGATAAAACCAGAGTGTTGCTCCCACTTAGACAACATAGCCACAAAGGGCTTTATTGTATAAGAAGGCATGCCAATAACAAAAAGCCGACGCTCAATACTCTCCTGATGATGTTGAATTTTCAACATTAGGGGTTACCTCCTTTCGGATGTTGCCCATCCATCAGTGGAGCGGCGAGCTCCGCCTTAAGTCTTAGGTTGGCTTCACCAACGGTTTTTCCTATAACAAAGGAGAAAAAGATAGTCACAAGAACAAAACAAATGAGAGTAAGCCATGATGGTCTGGTGTCAGATATCGAATCTTCACGATTCGCATATGAGACATGCTGCTGTCGAGCATAATCATCAGAAACCTTATCTAAGCGTTCCCGATGTTTTATGGTAATCTCGGCAAGTTCCTGACGATGCGCCTCTTCTAAGGAGTTAATTTGCTCAATAAGAGCAGATCTCCCAGGAAGATAAGCACATTCCTTCAAGGAAATCAATCGTTCCTCAATATCCCTGATCATTTGATCAGAGTGAGAGAACTGGTGGATCAGCATAAAAGCATCTTCAATTTGCTTACGCATTTTGAGATCTTTTGCCAAGTCATCAGGCAAACAATCCCAAGTGTACTGTTCCGGGACTTTCTCCTTTCCTTTATACATAGAAACCTCCTTTG